TTAGCTGGGGGCATTATTTGATATTTGTGACAAAAACTCTTCAAAAGTCATTACTTTTATATCGTACTTCAATAATTTATTATATAATTGCTTATCATTAGTCACTAAAACATATCCTTCTGTTACTGCAGTTTCTCCAATCAGTGCGTCATTTACATTTGTTTTCCCCTCATTTAGTAATTCCTCATACACCTTGCCATTACCCAGTCTACCACTTCCTATTGGTGTATGATTTAGTAAAAATACATTTGTAGGTATTTTTTGAATGTTTGTTTCCTTAATCATACTAAATATACTTAACATTTTAGCTCGCTTAGTTTCCGGAATATCCATTAACTCTTGTTCTTGCACATAAGTCATATAAAAATTATTATTGTTTTTTATACTCTTAATTTCATCTAAATTCTCTATTGCTTTATCAAAAGCATTTGTATCAAACATGAAGTTCATAATAATTCTCCTCACTAAAGTATTTAACCTATTATACCAAAAAAACACGCCCGTATTGGACGTGTCTCAAACGAATTTAAAACAATTCGTGACCACTCATTAACTACTGTCAACAATGGTTCACCTTATGAAAAAACAATTTTTGAATTAAAACTAGCTTCTGCATTCCGTCTAGCAAAAAAAGCATAGCCCCGACAGTTGTCGGTTTTGAACGTTCAAGAACTATCATCTTTCTTAGTCCAGCATGTTTGCAACCACACCTACAATTTTCAGTCCGACAATAGATTTCGACTAGCTAAGTCTTGCAAAATTCAGGCAGCTAGCCCTTCATTTACTACCTTAATTATACTAAATTCTTACAACGTTTACAACTGTAATCAGTCTAAGAAATCTGTTTAGCTATGATCGTTGTATAATCTTTAAACGCCGTTCCTTCATTGATTGAAATAATTTTATAACTCTTGTTTTTCCAAGCTACTTTCATATCGTTTGTTAGTTCATAATCTTGATCGTATCGAATAATAAACGTCAACGTTCCTTCAAGAATGGTACCTACACTAGCAAGCACGTCTTTTAGCATTTGTGAACGCACATTAGCCCAACATTCAAATACAGTTTCTTCACTATCCACCATCTGCCCATCTTCATCTTTTACCCGTTTTGTCTTTTTAAACTTGATTCTCTCAGTCAATTCATTTACATTCTTAATGATTGGCATAATAAGCACCTCTCATTTGTTGTACTAACGCTTGTACCGTTACTGGTATCCGTTCGCTACTGGCTTCTTGACGGTTCAAATACCAATGTTGAGTAAGTAATGACACCGCCAAATCAAATTGCTGATAATTATCCATATCTTTATCCGTTGCGCTACTATCAATAGCACTTTTTATATATTCGCCTGCTGTATCAATCAATTGTTGAATAAAGTCATCATCAATAGTGTGATCGATCCGCATACTTTTTTTTATGCTATCCAAAATTACCATTCTAACCCTCCTATAAATAAAGGGCAGCGGAATTTACCGCCACCCAAATGTTGTATTAGCCTGCTGTCGCTGGCGTAAACTCAATATACACTGAAGCATTTTCATCAATTTTCTTGTAATCGTTGCGAACGATCACTGCAAGTCCTTGTGAGTAGTAATCGAATTTTTCCCATTGAGTCGTTACTTGATTTCTACGAGCAACAAAGATAGATTGGGCAATATCGCCCATAATCATTGGGAACGTACCCGCTTTAGGATTGGCAAACAAACTATCTGCAATCAATACTACTGGCATACCGAATAATGATCTACCACTAGGCGCTGTTACATCGGGTTGTAAAATGTAACGTCCATCTGAATCTTTCAATGTATCTAGGTGGTTATATCCGCTTTGGTTTAGAATTACCATTTTATTTAATGCTGGGTCTAATGCCACATTGTATAGTTGTTTCAAATCGTCCAACGTAGCAGCCGTTTTCTTAGTGAATGTTTTTAATAAATCCATGATATGCTTATTGTCGGTGTTTTCTACCAATTTTGCTAATTGATCTTTGACCTCTTGTACAATATTCACTGCTGAATCTTCCACAACCTCATTTGATAAGGCAATCTTACCAGCACGAGTTTCTACTTTATAATCAACTGAAGTAAACATTTCAGCGTCAATATCACCAATTTCAGCAAGTTCAGCTTTTGTTGCTAACACTGCTTGTTGGTTAGTTGCTACTGGATATTTACCTTGTCCATTTGATACTGTTTTTACTGTTGCATATTGAGCTAAGTTATAATTTGAACGTTTCAAATCAAAGACTTCACCGATTACTTCTTCGGGAACAACTGCCGCTGCATTTACAGTAGTGACTCCATCACGCACTTCGCCTTGTGAACGGATATATTCTTCATACCCACGCATTTCAGTTTTTTCATTATCAATTAACGTTTTTTCCATGTTTTTACTCTCCTTTTGTGCTTTAGAAGTGGATTCTAAGCTATTGTTTGTTTTTTTTGATTGGTTGTTACTCATAAATGATTCATAGGAACGCTTATTTACTTGGACATTTGATGAATCATAAGCGGGAACGGTCACCACGCTAATTTCATTAAGTGCTTTGATTTTATCTATTGATCGTTCAATTGTGCCATCTTCTTTTTTGTCGAAGGAATCGATCCCTAACACAAAACCAAAACTCATTGAGTCCAATAATTTTTTTGATACATTCTCATACACATCATTAGCATAGCTCGTATCGTTTAAAGTCGCTTCAAAATGTAAACCAACATCATCAATGTTTAATTTTAACGTGCCTGCTTTAACGCTTGCTAAAGGCTTGCTATAATCATGGTTCTGCAATAAGAACACATTTGATAAATCCACCTCTTTTAATGCTTCGGGTGTAATGACTTCCACAAACCCGCCTAAATCTTTTGACGGTTGCCCGAATTTCAACGCATAGCCTGAAATAATTTTGCCGTCTGTTGGCTGTTCTTCGTTTTCTTTCCCCATTTTTGGAGAATCGGCTGTTAGCTCAGCTTCTTCTGTCAGCCGTTTTTCCTTTTCTTCTTCATTATTCAACTGGTGTAACTCCTTCCTGTTCTTTTAATTGATATTTCTCCAACGTATCTAAATACGTAAAGTTCAAACTTGCTAGTAAACGATCGCCACCATCCATGGGGGGTAGCCCCATTTTCGACCGCCCCTCATTAATCGTGAGAAGTGACCCTTTGACCTGATCCAATACATTTTTTACTTTTGTTTCTGGATCGGTTTCTAACAACTGATCGGAATTAAAACGGATATTGGTTTCAAGTTTCGTATCCAATTCACTCACAAACACATTAAAGTAATGAATTAACGTGTTTTGTATATACTGCAAGTTACTTTGAGTCGTGCTAGAGTGTTCATTTTCAACGCCTAAACGCTCAATCGGTACACCGAACGCTTTAGCAATTTGTTTCGTTGTCCAATCACTCGAATTAGCCAACTTCAAAACATCTGTATTTATTTCTAAAGATTTATAGTCCATTGTTTCATCAAGAATGATTGTTCTTAGTGCATTATCTCCGCTACTTGAACCGTTGGCTTCTTCAAATTTTTCACGTATCGCATTTTTAGCCGATACGTCTAAATCTGACTTATGAACCTTCAAAATTCCTGATCCGCTGACACCACGAGCAAAGAAATTGTGTAATGTTCGATTACCAGCCTGTTGTATCTTCATTTCATCACGTAATGCATAAAGCGGCGGCAATCCTGTCAAACCATCTTGAGTGAAATATTTAAAGTGCAAAATATCGCTAGACTTCACACGTCTTTTTTTATCACCAATCTGATAAGACAGCGTACCATTATCTAATTGAGTAACCGTTACACTTGAGTTAGGTAATAAGTGAAGTTCTTCTACCTTTTCACCGTTACGCTTGATCTCTGCAAAGCTATTACCGTTTAACAGCATATTGACTGCTAAAGCAAATTTGAAATGCCACCCGTCCATTTCTGAATTAGGTTTCTCGTTTAGTAACTTCACCAGTTCATCATCAGCTTGCGGCATATTGTTTTTAACCAATTGAATTGGACTTGAAGCAATATCACTGGCAATGATCCGAACGGCTGCAAACACATCACTATTTCTTAATGCACGAATGCTTGTAAAACTGGTGGTGTAATCATCCGATTGGATTGATACCACATGATCTAGGAAAGGATCTCCCGTTGTATTTTGTCTCGCTTTAAAAAATGCCATCTTTTAACCTCCCTTCTGTTCTGTATTTAGCATGACCGCTATCCCAATAAGCACTATGCCCAGCGCTAACAAGCCATAATAGACATTTGTTAGTAAGGTGATTGCAACCAACACACACACCAATCCAAGAAGTAAAAGAACGGTATGAATGTAATTAGAAAGAAAATTCTTCACTTGTATAAAATTCATTGTCTGCTTTCGCTCCTTCCGTTGTGGTGAAGTAATCCATTGCAAACACATAGGCATTGATTAATGCAGCTATTGGATCAATTTTGTTACTGTTCTTTGATTTATTAATCTGAATGCCGTTGTTATCCGTTTTTAAAATAGCGTTGTTCACTGCATGGGTGAGAATCGTATTTTTATTGTGAATAACGTTGCCTTCATAAACTTGTTCTCTAAAAGTTCGGGTCGGAACGTTTAGAGTAATCGTTCCTTGTCTTACTTCTAACATTGGGTAGTTGGCTTTTTCAGCTTTACTGATAAGCGAATTAGCGTTATACGGGTCATAACAAATCCCCATACATTCCAAATCATTTTCTTGAATCAAATCTTGAATAAACTGAAATACTTGGTCATAGTCCACGATTCCACTTTCTAATTGAGTAATGGAACACTCACCAGCTTTTTCTAGTTCTCGATAAGGCAAACCGTCGCGCTTTTCTTTGTCTTGAAGCCCATATTTGGTGGCTACAAAGCTATGTGAATCACAATAAAGTTCGCCGTTATCTAGCGGTACGATCCATGAAACGCTAGTTAAATCATCTGTTTTAGATAAATCCACTCCGATATAAACGGGCTTGCCTGTAATATCTTGTGGTTCTACTTCGGTTGCCTGCCAGTCTTCAGCAATCATATAGCTGTCCTCACTCGCTTGTCTCCATAAATTGAAGTTTTTCACCAATACAGAATTAAGGTTATTTTGTTTCAAAGCAAGGTTCACATCATCTTGAATGATTGGAATCATTACTTTTTTGATTTCTTCACTTTCAAAAATCGGATTGGCTTTGATCCATTTCTCTTGATCATGAATTTCTTCGGGATCGTCCAATTCCCACATCGCTATAAAGTACCTGTCGGCTTGTTCTTCGCCTTTTAGCACACGATCTAACAATAAGTATTCCTCGTACATAGGAACGTTTAAATCAAGCCCAGCGGTACTAATAACACACAATAAGCCGTTCTTTTGTTGGGTCATTCCTGACTTAATGACGTTGTACGTTTTACGAGTTTTTGCTTCGTGCCACTCGTCAAGAATTGCGGTTGTTGGTGCAAACCCATCTAGCGTGCTGGTTTCACTAGCCAGTGCCATAGCGAACGAATTAGAGGGCAAGTGCTGAATCTTAGAGTTCATAATTTTCAGTTGTGGTCTTAAAAACTTACTAGACTTGACCACGTTTCTAAGTGAATTAGACAGCATATCATAGCCCAATTTAGCCTGTTTCAAAGCGTTACTTACAAACAATACTTGCCTTGCTTCTGCTGGTTCTTGTTCCATAATCAACGCATTGGCAGCCATGCCACTTGCGATATACGTTTTCCCATTCTTACGGCTCATACTGGTAAACGCTCGATTGAATCGCCTGTAATTCCCTTCTTTAGTACGCCAGCCATAAAGACTGCCTAGAATGAATTTTTGAAATCCTAACATCTTGATTGCTTTACCGTCCGTAGATGGTAGCAACTCAATGAATTTAATCGCTTTGGTGGCTTGTTCTTCATCAAACACATAAGGATAGCTATCTGACTTAGAACGCTCCAAATCGCTTATATGGCGCTCACACGCTTGGATAATTTTCTTAGGTGCAACCAACTCGCCTGATAATACTTTTTCAATGTAATCATTCATGATCCCATCAACTCTTTGAATGGGTCTTCGGGTTCATCATTTTTAGCCTTGTTCAAAGCTAGTTTTGATCGTGATTCTAAGGTCATACCTAGTGAGGTGGCTTGTTTTTTCAAATCACTCATAGCTTGAGATTGAACTCGAACTGCTGGATTAGCTTTCTTTACTCCGTTTTCGCATGTGATAAACGTTCCTGATTTTCTTATCTCGGCTTCGGCTGTTTTCATTCGAGCAAAGGCTAAACAATATGCTACCAATGAACCATAATCTGCTTCACTCAATGGATAATCTTTTTTTAATGTTGGTACGATACGATTCCATTCACTTCTAGCGCTCGCTGCCATCCAATCGGGGGGTGTGATATTCATTAAAGGTTGCTGCTTGAACAATTCTTCTCTAGCGTCCACACGGATTGCCTTTTCTTCGTTTGAAACATTGCCTTTTGTATCTTCTAATAATTTTGGGTGTCCCATGTTGTCCTCCTTTCAGATAAAAGAAAAAGGAACGCCAGCAATCAAGCCGACATTCCTTCGTTTTTCGATCAGAATTTTTCTTTGTCTAATTTATCTATATAAATGATTTTTCCGTTCTGCATTTGAACGGTTACTTGACCAAAATGAGGTAACTCAATGGTGCGCTGTTTTCCTGTTTCATCAGTAATAACAATTGTATTTTTCAATAAATCTCCTACTTTCATTATATACTTTTTTACTTGTGATTACAAGTGTAATCGTTATTTGTAATTACCCTTATGCCTTTTCACAACGGTTATTTGTAAAAAGATGAGTAGGCATCGATTGTCAGTAAGTTTCTCACAATGCCCCCTTAACTCAAAGGGGTACTCTTTTCTCGTCTTTGTCTTTCATTGGCTGTCTTGGAATTATGGTGTGCATGGCATAACGAACGGAAATTACTTTCATCTAACCTTTTAGACCAATCATCTTTTAGCTCAATTTTGTGATCTACAACATCAGCTTTCCTTATCAAGCCTTCTTCTAGGCAATCCTCACACACTGGATGATTTAACCGATACAAGTATGAAGCCTTTCGCCATGTTCTACTTTGATAGAATTGAAAATATTTACCTTCGCTTTGCTTTCTTTCTTCACGCTTAATTGCCGTTTGCTTTGCTTTGTGCTTCCCACAATACTTCTGCCTATAATCAATCAATGTTTTACATCCAGCATGATTACATTGTTTTTTAACTGCCATAGATTACCAACCAAAGCGATCTCGTCCGTCGGAATCATCTTGTTCCCATTTTGATTTGTATTCAATATAAGGCGAAACTATCTTCAAGCACGTTCCGTCTTTAAAATTAACTTTAGTGATTTTATCTTCCTCAAAACTAATAAAGTCTACATCTTCTTGAGTGTTTGAATACTCGATGTGTTTCTCACCATCGAAGTATCTAATACTTTCCATATACATAATTATTCTACCTCCAATAAATTAGTTATCAATTCATCATCTGTTAGTAGCAAAGCCAAGAACTTATCATGGATGTTTAAAAACAAATTATCCTCATTCGATGTAAGCTCTCGTTGTCTCGCTCGATCATATAGGTTAAGCAGACAATTAAACTCACTCACGACCTCATCTATGCTATCGTAGTTATCACTCTGCAATAAAGAATTAACGATTGTCACTTGCAGCCAATTAGTAATATCATACAACCATTCAGGGTCTTTCTCCATTTGCTCCAACACTTCGGGGGAAAAGGTAGAATAATCCTTCGTCTGTAATGCCACACTGAATGATAAGGCGTTCATTAATACTTGACCGATTTCTTTTGTATATTCAAAGTGGATCTTTTTATTTGTTTCTATAATGTTTAACATTTGATCTCTCCTTGTTAAAAAATATGCTGACCCCTGTGATTTATTGTTTTTTTATGGACATGTTGGACACGTCCTTATAAACGCTGTTAAATCAACGTTTTATAGTCTTTATTTTAACGAGTTTGCTATTTATCGTTGGACAGTTGCTTGGACACTTTATTTACCTGTCCAACTAGGTGTCCAAGCGTTTTCCCGATATTCATTGCATATTATCTTCACAAACGTTGTTATATCAATGATTCTAGTACCCTGTCCAAAGTGTCCAATATATATCAACTTATTATAGGGGTGTACTCATTTTTTAGTTTTAGATGAGTGTATCTCCACATTCTAGTTCCATTGATACTTTGTTTTCTTCTGAAAATACCCATCTTCTCCAATTGTTTCGTGAATTTTGGTTGTGACAATTCTTTTAGGTTTTCTTTAAAACAAAAGTTTCGATACTCTTCATAAATCATTTTTGATGAATCACCTTCTTTAGATTCCATATCTAGGTCACACATTTCTTCAATAAACCGTAAAACATGATTCGATTCTTTCAACCAGTTTTCTTTTGCTTCTTTCATCTTGGCAGATGCGGTCAATTCTCCACGTTGTAACGCTTCATAGAACGTTCGCATACATTCAACGGTAAATAGTGGTATCTCGTCCTCAATTGCTTTTAAGTCGTGTTTCTGTTTGAACGCTTCATCAATCACGCAATCAAACGGAACCACATACAACCGCCGATTAAATCCGACTGTAAAATCACTGAATGGCGGTAACTCGTTAGCAGAAAATATCAGCTTTGCAAAATTGATAAACATGAACGCGTCTTTCCCTTTCTGTTCGGCAGATAAACGATCACCACCAGTTAACGCTTTAAGTAATCCAGTAGACTTGATAAACTCCGCATCAATATCTGCAAATAGATTCGCTAGTTTTTGGTAAAGATTACTGCTGGCAAAGCGATTTTGTTTGTTTCCTAAGTCTTGCAAGGTCATATTACTAACGTTGTTTTGACCTAGAATTTTCGTCAGAATATTCAAGAAAGTCGATTTTCCATTCTCTCCGCTACCTTGTAGTATCGTGATACATTGAAAGGGTGCATAACTACGATAGAAGCAATAACCGATCAATTCCATAAGGTATATCACACTGTCTTTATCGCCTGTTAAATCATTCAGCCAAGCGACTGTTTTTGTCGGATAGTCTTTAATGCTTGGGTCTATTGCATACTCTTGGCTCTGTAAGATATAATCCTTAATATCATGTGGCTTCAATTCACCAGTCTTAATGTTGTATGTGCCGTTCTTAAAATTGGCTAGGTAGGGCTAGGTAGGGCTTGCTACGATTGAATGGATTTTCTTTCATCGTGCTATCATATATTTTAATGAATATAAATTTCTTGGTTTCGTTTAGTTTTTGTTGGCTCCACTTACCTACTGATTCTAATTTTTTCGTGATATAGCCTTCTAAAAAATCACTCAAACTATCTAACCGCCATGCACCAATCGTCTTATCAAACCTTGCACCAAACGATAACTCATTGGCTCGAATCATAGGAACTTCTTTCATGACTTCATAGCCTAGTTTTTGAGCATTGACTTTCATTGTTCCGTTCTCATCATAATAAATCCAGTTTGGAAGTTCCTTATTGGATTGTTGTTTCTTCTTTTGTAAGTCCTGTAATTCAACTAAATTGCTCAACTATCCGACAACTCCTTTTTTGCGATCGAATAAAACGTGGCTTCAACTTCTTTTTCTGATAATGGTTCTGCAAAATATTGATTGGCGACTTTCACCAGTTCGAACACTGCCGACACATCAACCGCTCGAGCCAATAAGCCACCTGTTATCTGTGCAATCCGATTGTTTCGGTTTCCTTCTTCACAACCAGCAACTAAACTTTCAAACAATTCAGTGGTGGTATTCCGATAACGTGACCCACCTTTTTTAAATTGGTTTGTGTTTTTGTATAACGGTGTAGAACGAACGCAACCAGTTGATAAAGAGTATTCTTTTTCCCACCGTTTAGCTCCTAATAATGCTTCTTCTACCGGAAATAATTTTTCTCCCTTAGAAATGATTATCTGTTCTCTTGTGACGTGCTGAGTTGTCACTGGTAATAATTGTATTTGCGACCAGGTTAAATTAGATAAATCTGGCATACGGATAATATCGCTCAAGACTTTTTCAGAAAAGAAAGACACTAGCAATTTATATTCTTGTTCCTTCACTGGTTTATCTAAAGGGATAACCAAGCGATAACGTACGCCTTTGAAACCGTGGCTTACAGTGGGATAAAGCACATAATCAAACTTTTTGAATTTTTTGCTAATCTTTTCAACTAGTTCGCTTTCCGATATAACTACGTCATCTAAATCTAAAATTAGACAATCGCGACTGATTAAATTTTCGTTTTTTCGTATTAATGCTTTCATTTCTCCCACAATAAAACCGTCTAGTCTAATCGTTTTTAACTCCTTCTGTTTTTCTGGATCATCAGGAACAACAACCTCAATCGGGTTATATTCTGAAAAGAATTGAATAATACTTTGCTCTACTGGCGGCTCCATAATACTCGGTCTAACTTTTCCTATATAAATCATTGTGCCACCTCTTCTAATTTTTCCATGTCCTTAGCGTGTCTGTCCGCTAAACACTGAATACTTGCAATGATTGCGTTCAATTTGTTTATATCTTCTAGTTTCGTAGAATCTCCTCGTAAAAACTCATAAGACATTTCACTCAACGCTAAAATAGCATTACTTATATAACTTGAATCAGCGATTAACATATCTATATCAATATTTTTGTTCATTCTCTTCATTCCTCCATCAATTTGTGTTAGAATTAGAGAAAAGAAATATAGGTATTTTACCTACGTCTAGCCTTTTGCTGATTCCGCCAAGAATTTGATAGCAAAGGCTTTTTTCTTTTCTCCTCATTCATAGTGTTAGCTCCTAAGCGATCTGTATTTCAGCAGAACGATTATAAATTTTCTCACTCACTGAAAACTGCAACCCATATTTTTCTTTAACAGCCATTAATTCTACTGTCTCATCTAAAATAGATTCACGATCAACCAACATTTCAGGAGTCATATCTTTCTTTTTTACCATTTTGGAATGACCATAAATAGTTGATACAGCTTTATTGGCTATCACATTCGCTTTAATGTAGTCTACTGGTTTTGGTTCAGTAATAGCGTGGCTTAATTTAGTCATTGCTTCTTTTTGGTGTTCTTTGTCTAGCATACGGAATACTTGAAAGCCTTCAATACCCACTGACCGACGTAGCTGTTTGACAACCTCGAATACCCAACGTTTAAATTGCTTAGCTTGGGACATTTTAGAGCTAAACACTAAATCATAAATTCCAAATTCACTAATTGCAATTGCTTTAGATTTATAGTTTGAACCAATCCCCTGAATCAGGGTAGTGGTTTTATCTTCCTCAGAAACATGAGTGTATACAGCATTTTCAGGCTTCTTATACCCAAGCGCTCTAGCAACATCTTTCGCAATTGCCCACCACTCGTTATCAATTTCGACAAATCTTATAATGTGTCCGTTCCAAATTTCTGTTTTCATTCAAAGTCCTCCAGTTTAAGCCCTAGCAAGCTCGCTAACAACTCAACTTGCTGATACAAAATTTCTTGATACTCTTCAATAGAAAGCCGCTCTTGAAAAGTAACTTGCGTTAGGTCATACAAGCCTTGTACCAGTCCTGAAACTGTCGGCTCATTTGGTAATAAATTCTGGTGGTCCATTTGTTCGTACAAACATTCAAATGTTTCTTCTAGTGCTTTGCCTTCCAAATTTGCTAATTCTGCCGCTGCTTCCTTTGAAATGACTTCTTGTAAAGCTTTTTCGATTGCTTGATTTTGTGTGATTTCCATTGTTATTCCTCCTATATCAAAACCTTTGAGACTACCATTTGACTAACTTACTTTCCACTTTGCCCCCAGCAACTAATTAAATTTCAAATTGTGCCATCCATTCATCAACCTTTTTACGATTACAACGCTTCGTCTGATTGATCGTTGAAATTGGAAAATCTAATTCTTTGATAAATTTTGATAAATTGGATCGTGATACTTGTAGGTAATCACATGTTGTTTCTAAATCCATCCATTCTGGAAAAGTCCGTTTCTCAACTTCACACTTCATTGTCTCCGCCCATACACGACTAGCAACTTCTGTTAATTGCTGTTCTATAGTCGGGCTTAAATCTACTTCGAGTTTCATCTAGTCACCTCCTTTTCTTCTATCAGAAATAAATCATCAAAGTCTTTGTCCAAAGCTTTAGATATTTCGAAAGCGTTGTTTGGAGATAGAGAATATTTATTGCTTAGAAAATTCGATAAAGTCGATTGTTGCACTCCGATTCTTTTCGAAAGCGTCTTTTGATTAAATCCTTTTTTAATCATTTCTATCTGTATAGGTTCTCGTTTCGCTCTTACGCGCATCTTACCTTCCCCTTTCTTGTTCTGCTTAAAGAACTTGAATTTTTTTAGTTCTCATTTAAGAACAACATCATTTTAGCATGGCTTTCAAAAGAACGCAATACTAATATCAAAACTATTTTATTTTCTTGTTCTTACATTAAAACGATGTTACACTATGAGGTATAAATATAGGAAGGAAGTGCAGAAAGTGGCTAAATATCCTGAAATGATTGAACTTGGAAACTATGTTAAGGAACTCCGGGGTAATGATACAACCAGTAAACAATTAGCTGATGCTATAGGAGTATCTAAAAGTTTTATCTCTGATATTGAAAATGGAAACAAGAAAAAGCCTAGAATGGAAATCCTCGAAAGGATTGCTAATTATTTTGGTGGAGGAGATAAAGAGGTTGTTAAATACATTTATATCCAACTTTTAGAAAGAGCCGGATATACGACAGAACGAAATTCATTAGTCCATGGGATACAAAAAAAAGAAAATAAACAAGTTGTTCCATTATCAGAATTTATAAAAGGTCTAGAATATGAAGAAACTCGACCGCTAGAAGCAAATGAATTTCTTTGCCTTTTTAATGATGATTCCGGAAATCAAATATCTTACAGAGATTCCGCTAAAAGCAAGGCTGATTTTTTCGACCTAAACAGAATAATTCAAAATGAATATCGAACAAATATTAAAAATAAAAATAACTATTCTATCATTGGTACTACCCCACTATACTATTGTGGAAAAGAGTTAACTCACGAAGATAGGATAAAGGCAATGAAATTGCTAGATATTGTTTTTGATATAGATAGAGAAGAATACAACAAAAATAAATAATTACTCCCTCCGCTTGCCCCCAGCAGTACAGGAGGGAATTATTATGGCAAAATTTGAACAATACAAAGATAAAAACAATAAAAGAAAATGGTTATTCAGTGGATACGTTGCTACTGATCCTATTACAGAAAAGAAGATTGTCACCACTCGTAAGGGTTTTGACACCAAAGCAGAAGCAAGTCTTGAGTTTGATAAATTGAAAGCAAGCATTCTAAAAGGCTCTAAAAAGAAGCGTACAATCACTTTTCAAGAGCTTTATAACGATTGGTTGGAACAACACCGAAAAAGCGTTAAATCTTCTACAGTAGCCACCAATAGACGTTTTATTGAAGGTCATGTATTGCCAAAATTCGGCAAGTTAAAACTAGACCAAATAACCGTTTCTTTTTGTCAAAAATGCGTGAATGAATGGCATAGCAAATATAAGCAATATCACTATATAAGACGTGCTACCGCCCAAGTAATGAATTATGGCGTTTCTATGGAATTAATGGAAAGTAATCCTATGAAAAAGACGATTCTTCCACGCAAAAAAGAAGAGGAAAAGAAACCTAACTTTTATAGTAAAGATGAATTACACGAGTTTATGAAATTCGTTCAAACACTTGATAACTATAAATATTATGCGTTCTTCCGTTTGCTTGCTATTACTGGCATGCGTAAATCAGAAGCATTGGGGCTGTATATTAAAGACTTAAACATATTCAATAAGACACTAACAATCGGCAAAACGATAGCTATTGATGAATACGATCAAGTTATTTTGCAGACACCCAAAACAAAAAATTCGTACCGCACCATCAGCTTAGATGATGAAACGATACGAATTTTGCAAAAATGGTTTAGTATTCAAAAAGAAGATTATTTCAAACTTGGATTTAATACGTCAAAAGCAAAGCAACTCATGTTTAGCAATATGAGTAATGATTTGTATTATCCGCAAGTAGTAAATGATTGGCTCGATTGGATTTATGACAAAGCGGAAAAAGAAGGCTTAACTTTAAAAAGAATAAGTCCTCATGGTTTCCGACATACTGCTTGTTCGCTTATGTTTGAAGCTGGTGCAACGATTAATGAGGTTCAAAAGCGCTTAGGTCATAAAGATGTAAAAACTACCATGAATATTTATAGCCATGTTACACCGCAACAAGCAGAAAACACCAGTCAAAAGTTAGCAAACTATTTAGGTTTCTGA